CTCATATTCGAGACTCCTTCCTGGGTTCACTTCTTGAGCCGGGCGTTGATCTTGTCGGTGATCTTCGACCACGACGACGCAGCGGCTTGCGCTGGCGGCACAAGCGGGTGGTGTGGCATCACCACCGGTTCCTCGGCCCGCTTTGCCAGCAACTCCTTGCGGACCTGATCGAGCGGCGTGTTGGTGCGCACGTAGGCGCCCACGCGTTCCGGCGCGGCGGCGAGCGTGCAGAGGTCGGTGACGCTGGCCACGTAGGCGCGATGTTCCTCGACCCCTTGCTGCTTGGCGGCGTCCAGCGTGATGACCTTCGCGGAAGGTTGTTGCGGCGGCTCGACCACCGGCGCCGGCTTTGGCTGCGCGGGATCTGTCGCCGGCTCGGCCGGCTTGTCCTCGGGCTCGTCCTCGGGCTCGTCCTCCGGGTCGCCTGCTGCAGCTCGAAACCTCTCTGCTGCCGCCGTGGGCAACAGGCGCAGCGGGAATTTCGCCGCCATCTTGACCGGCTCGGTGACCTCATCCGCATAGCCGAGCTTCAATGCTTCGTCGGCGTCCATCAGCCGATCTTCTTTCATCAGCGTCTTGACCTTGGCGGTCGTGCTTTTCGAGCGCGCCGCGTAGGTCGCGGTGAGCGACTTGTCGATGCGATCGAGATCGTCGGCTAACGCGCGCACGGTGTCGGAGCTGCCGTAAGCAAATCCCGATGCGCCGTGGATCAGCATGAAGCTGTTCGAGGGCATCACGATCTTGTCGGCCGCCATCACGATGAAGGACGCCGCCGACGCCGCGATGCCATCGACATGCGCGGTCACCGTGGCCTTGTGGTTCTTGATCGCGTTGTGGATTGCCACGCCATCGAACACGTCGCCGCCGGGCGAGTTGACGCGCAGCGTGATGTTATCGACCTCGCCCAGCGCATCGAGATCAGCAACAAATTGCTTGGCGCTTACGGTGTCCTCGCCCCAGAACGATTTGCCGATCTCGTCGTAGATGACGATCTCCGCGGTCTTGTCCTCGGCGGCTTTCATCGTGAACCATTGGCGCATTGCTGTTGCTCCCTACGCTGCTGCGGCTTCGTCGGCGGCGTCCTGCGCCGCTTGGTCGGCGGCGTCCGCGGCATCCTGCTGTGCTTGATCGGCCGCAGCCTGATCGCTCGGGGACATCGGCTGCGTGGGGGCGCAATAAACAACCGGGAAAATCAGATCGAGGCTTTCCTCGCGCTCCTTGTCGGCTGCAATGCGCCGGTCGGTTTCCTCCGGGTCGGTGCCCTCGGCCTCGACCACGTCGCTGCGTGATTTGAAGCCAGCGTCCACCGCAAGCTTTTCAGCCTGACGATCCTTCAGCGGATCGACCCAATCGTTGCGCTGCGGTATCCATTTGGCACGCTGAAAGGTGACCTGATCCGCCAGATAGGCGCTCGCCTCGATCGGGATTGCCTGCGCGAGCACGGCTGTATCCAGCCAGCGTTTCCAGATCGGCCGGCACATCTGAAACACGATGATGTTGTGCTGGAACTGTTCCAGCTTGCGCCGAAACTCCACGATCGAGCCGCGCAGCGATGAGTAGTTCGCCCGCCGCAAGTCTGACGTGACGACCGAATAGGGCATGCCGAGCCCACCAAACAAAGCGAGCTGCTGCCGGTACTGATATGCCTCGTAGGCGCCGCCGACATCGGCCGGCTCGGAGAACTTGATGTCCTCGCCGGGCAGCAGCGTTTGCATGGTGCCCGGCTCTAGGCCGCTCAACCCGATATTGTCCTGCTGCGCGCTGTCATCGATGCCGTCGATCGGGACCACGTCCTCGGGGGTCGCGGTGGTGATGAAGCCGGCGAACATCGCCGCGATGCGTTTGCGCTCCAGCTCGGCGTCGTCGTACTGATCGAGCAGGAACATGCGCACCAGCGCGGGCGTGATCAGGGGAACGCCGCGCATCTGGCCGGGCCGGGTGCATTTGAAGATGTGCAAGACCTCGGAAGCCGGAACGCGCACCGGCCACAATGTTCCGTGCGGCTCGATCGGCACGTCGCCCGGATGCACCGGATAGAACCAATAGGCTGCGCGCTTGCCCAGCATATCAAGCTCGACACCGTTCATGATCCAGTTGCCGTTCGGCGCCTGCTGGTTGAACCAGTACGGGCACATTTCGCTTTCGAGCAATTGGACCTGCAGCGGCACCGTGTAGCCGTCTTCGACCTTGCGATTGCGGAAGCGCACAAAGCATTCGCCGGCTTCAAACAGCGCCCGCGCCACAATTGTTTGCATGCCGTAGAAGTCCGCGATCTCGTCGGCGTCCGCCTCGTCCGTCCAATCCATGAAAAGCTGCATGACCTGTTCGCGCAGGTCCGGCTGATCGGTGAGCAGCGACGAAGGCTTGACGCCGGTGCCGATGAGGTTGGCGACGAAGCTGTCACAGGCCGCGTTGGCGTGCGGGTTGTTGCGCAGCGCGTCGCGCGCGCGCGAGCGCAGGAGCGCGCCGGTCGCGGACATGATGACGTTGGTGGTGTACTGCGTCGGCATCCACGACTTGAGCCGCCGCCGCTGGCCGGCGCCGTCGAAATAGTAGTTGCTTGCCGACTTGTTGGTGCGCGAGACGAAGCGCCCCAAGATGCCTTCTGACAGGAGGTCGCGGACCAAGCCCATGCTAGAGCCCTTTGTCCGCTTGCATGGTCATCCTGATCTGACGGATGCGCCCGCCGAATCCGAGCGCCGCCGCCAAATCCTGCTTGAGGTCGTCAAGGATTTGCCGCAGGTCGGACAGCGACCGGAATTCGGTGCGCTTGTCGCCGTAGCCGGCGCTGTTGACGCCCGACGAGATGAGCTGCGTGATCTGGGCGATCTGCCCGGCAATGACCACCGGATCGTTCGATGGCATCGGCGGCAATGGCAGCGAGCTTGGTGCCGGCCGGCGCGGCGGCACCTGCATGGTCTTTGCCGGTTGCTCATCCGGTCGAGCTGCGCCAGCTACCTCTTGCACGAACGGGCTTGACGGCAACGCCGCAAGCTCGGACTGCAACGCGGCGATCCTGGCCTGCAAGTCTTCGCGATTGGATGGCATTCGGAAGCCACGTTAGGCCCCGAGATAGCTCGATCTGATAATGCGCCTGACCCTGCGGGTGCGCGATAATGGCGATGGAATGGGCGGCGCTTCGGTCGAAGCCACTGTCTCGGTTTGGGTTTCCGGCTGCCTGCCAATTTCCTCCTTAGTCCCATCTTTCTTGTTTTGCAATGGGATGCGCTGCACGTTCAGCAAATAGCCGGCGGCTGCCTGCATCGCCTCGCAGTCAAAAAAGTGGTTGTCGCGCGATCGCTGGACCCATTCGACGCGCCCGGTTGGCTGTTTGATGCGCGCCTCGCTGACGAGCTGGTGGCAGTAATCATCGTCCACGCCGCGGAACACATGCCAGCCGCCGAGGTGGGCGTCGGGCCACCTAAGTCTTTCATGTACCCAGCTTTTCCAGTGATCGGTGTCGAGCCGCACGAGGTCGAGCCCGTACTTGGCCGCGCGCCCGTCTTTGCGGCTGACCTCGATCTTGTTCAGGATCAGCGGGGTTCGCATCGGGGTGCTCGACCCCTTGGTGGGGCGCACGCGCCGTGGGAAGCGCCGGCAGAACTCGTAAACGCGATTGAGCGGCAGCATGTCGATCTTGCCGGGCCGGAATCCCGAATCGATGAATGCCAACCTGATCGGCAAGCCGCCGACCGGCTGCACCACCAGATCGGCCAGCGCGAGCCAGATGTCTTCCTCGGCGGTGTCGCCGCGCAGATACCCGTACTCGATCAGCCATGAGGTCGCGCGCGCGCCCCATCCGCGCAGCACCCACGGAATCGAATGCCGCTGCACGTCGCACGCCAGCGTCAGATAGAGCACGTCCGCCGGCACTTCGCCGCGCTTGTAGGTGGCCTGTCGGGATTTCTCCTTGATCTCGACCCACTCGGGAACCTCGCCGCCGCCGGGTGAATACAGCTCGCCAAAGCCGGCGTTGATGGCCTGCTGCACCATCGCGTCGTCGCCCGACTGCTGCGCCTCGACCAGCACCGCGACCCGCTCTCCGAACGTGACGAATGGTGATGCCAGCCCCGACACCCAGAACGAGATGGTTTTGCTTTCGGCCGGCGCGCCATGCACCACGCCGCTCTTGTCGATGTTCTGGCCCGGCGCCGCATAGCGCCCGCGCGCGTTCATGTCGGCCTTGTGCTGGTCCTCGATGACGCCGGCACAGTGCGGGCATTCCAAGAATGTTTCGCGTGCGGCTTCGAGCGGCCGGGCCTTGAGCGGATAGCGCAGGAGGTTGAAGCGCGGCACGAAAAATTCGCCGCACCAGGGACATGGCCAGCACCAGTGATGCCGCGTGCCTTGCTGCCAGAGCTGCCAGATCGGACTCTCGATGTCCTCGGCCACGGCGATGTCCCAGAAGCACAGACCGGAAATTTCATCCTTGGTCGCGGCCACTCTGCCGCGTTTGGGCGTGGAGGTCACGACACAAACAAAGTCAGCGAAGGTGTCGCCGCGGCGCTCGACCAGGCCAAGCGGCCCGCCCTGCTGATTCACGTTGTCGCGCATCTCGTCGTATTCATCGACCAACGCGAGGACTGCCGGATCGGATTTGAGTGCGGTGCTAGATCCCGAATGCGCCAAGCGGAACGGCACGCCGGCCACCACCTTGCGGGTCTTGGTCATGCGCTTGCCGCGCGCCACCTTCGCCATGAGGGTTGGCGCCTCGTCCAGCAGCGCCATCACGCGCGGCTCGAATTGCTCGGTGAGGAATTGCTTGTTGGGGCCGACATAGAGGATCGGCCCCGGCCGCTGGTCGAGCCGCTGCCCGGCCACATCGAGCATTGCTTCGCTCTTGCCGGATTGCGCGCCCATCACCATGACGACGCGCTTGTAGGCGCCGCTGGCGATGGCGCGCTCGGGCTCGACCACGTAGGGCGTTAGGAGCGGATCACGCGGCCCCGGAACCGCTGCCGTTGCCGGATATGTCCTGTTGGCCGCCGCCCACTGGTCCGGCTCCATCGGCTCCGATGGCATCATCAAGCCCGCGAACCGTCTCCAAGCGAACGGCCTGTGCCAGTGCGTGCTCTGCGATCCTACGAAGTCTTGCATTGACCTCCCGCTCGATGATCCGGCGCAGCGTCAGGTCGCGGGTGGCTGCCGCCGGCAATCCCGCGAACTCGCTTCTTACCACGCCCGCGAAGCTGTCGATCATTTCCTCGTAGATTTCGAGTGGGACCAAACGACTGAGCCGCTGCCGGGTGCGAACCTCGATCTCGTGTGCCTTGGCATCGCGCATGCGGCTGTCGCTGGCGGATTTCGATGTCTTGCGGTCCTGATCGCGCAGCCAGCGGACATAACTCTGATTGGCTTCAAACCAATTGTATTGGCCCTTGCGCCCCGCGGCCTTCAGCCAGCCTTCAGCAACAAATTGCGAGATGCGCGAGACGGCGAGGCCCCAACAACGTGCGAGCGTGGCGCTATCGGTGAGCTGCGCGGTGTCGCGCGCGGCCTTGGCGAAGCCGCGGATGAGATCGGCCAGCCGCCAACTGTCCTTGCCGATCGGCTTGATGTAGCCGGCGCGCTGCAATTTTCTCAATTCGTCGGGGTGCTCCATCAATAGGAGCGACATCGCCAAAGCTGTCGAAACGGTCCCGGCTTCGGTTTTCGAAGGCTCATTTTCGGCCATTTTGGCCCCTTTCCCAGGGCTACAGCCCCCGATTGAACGATTTTTCCCAATATGAACTAAAGATTGAAAAATTATACCCCAAAAAATGATAAGTTTGGCTTTACTGCGTGCAGGCGGTTGCTACTGTTTTCAGGACGGTCGGGCACGGAGCCCCACCCCCCAGGAGCCTAAAATGCACCCCTCTCTCTCTACTCTTACATTCGGCGCCGAATTCGAAATACTTTCGCCCCTCGATCGCGAGCCAATCGCCCGCCGCGTTTCCGAAATTTCGGGCCTTCCGGTTTACAGCGGTTTCGGCAATTGCCCTAGCGACTCTTGGAAGATCGTTCGCGACGGCTCGATTCGGGGCAACGGCTACGGTTTCGAATTTGTCGCCCCGGTTCTCTCCGGCGATGCCGGCTTAGAGCAAGTCGCCAAAATTGCACAAGCGCTTAACGCGGCGGGTTGCACCGTCAATACCACGACCGGTTTTCACGTTCACGTCGGCGCCCCTACAAATAGCATCGGTTTCTTTCAAGACCTCCTGAAACTATACGGCCGATTCGAAGACTCGCTCGACCAAATCATGCCGCCAAGCCGGCGCGGGAACGATGCGACTTATTGCAAGTCGGTCAAACTTACCGATAAGGAGGCAATCGATTCGGCTACTTCTGTGCGGGCGCTTTCCACCGCTCTTGCGCGCGCATCGGGCGCACATGCCGGCCGGTATCACAAGGTTAATATCGAGGGGCTGCATTCGAAAGACGCTAATCGTTCCGGCCCGCGGACGGTTGAATTTCGCCAACATGCCGGAACGGTAAACGCGGACAAGGCAATCAATTGGATCACGATTTGCCTGCGCTTAGTTGCGGCGGCCAAAGCCGGCAAGACCGGCGCCGGCCCGGCCATCGCCCGCGATTTCTCCCGACTCGACGCAAAGGCGCGTGCGGTTGCGGAGGCGGTCGCCAAGCCGGAAGGCGCGACGGCCGAAGAAATCAGGGCCGCGCATGGGTTCCGCGCGCTTTCAATCAAACGTCAAGCCGCGGTCGCAGGCTTGGAGGTTCGCGTGGTCAAGTCGCGCGGCAAGGAGCGGTTTTTTCTCGTCGCACAAGTTGCGCCGGGCGCCACGGTGCCGGCCACGCTTGACGGCCTTTTCGAGGTCATCGACGCGACCCCCGAGGAAGCTGCCTTCCTGCGGTCGCGCGCGCAACGGTCAGCCGCCCTCTAAGGGCGGTTCTCTTTTTTCCCATAACCAACAATCAAAAATCAGGAGCAATCAACGTGCTGTATTTCGCCTACGGGTCAAACCTTCACAAGGATCAGATGTCGCGGCGTTGCCCGGCCGCGGAACCGCTCGGCCCGCTTATCCTTCGCGACACCCGACTCGTTTTTCGCGGCGTTGCCGATGTGATCCACGCGCCCGGCTTCGAATGCCGCGGCGGCATCTGGCGAATCACGCCAGCGTGCGAGGCTGCGCTCGATCGCTATGAAGGCTACCGACCGGATGGTGGCGGCATGTACGCGAAAGAGTATGTCGAGATTGCTGGCCTGCCGGATGGTGAGACGGAGATCATGCTCTACACGATGAACTCGACCGGCATC